AACGCCGCAGTGACTTCGCGCCGGAAGAACTGTCGGCTTATGGTCGATACTGCGTCAATGACGTAGACCTGACCTACAGCATATTCAACATCATGATGTCTCGGGGGTTTCCAAAGTCTGAACTCAAGCTAATCGACCTGACCCTGCGTATGTTCACTGAGCCTACCCTAGCGCTAGACCGAGAGCGCCTAGAGGAGCACCTAAAGAAAACGCAAATCATGAAGGATGATCTGCTTAAATCCGCGGGCCTAGAGGACAAAGCCGATCTAATGTCAAACCCCAAGTTTGCGGCGTTGCTAGGTACATTTGGTGTCCCCTGCCCTATGAAGATCAGCCCTACCACAGGTAAAATGACCTACGCGCTGGCTAAGAGCGATCAGGGTATGCAGGACCTCTTGGAGTATCATGATCCACAGGTACAGGCGTTGGCAGCCGCACGGCTAGGGGTGAAGTCTACGCTCGAAGAGACGCGCACACAGCGGTTCATTGATATTGCGGGGCGTGGCTTACTACCCGTACCTGTGCGTTACTATGCGGCGCATACAGGGCGCTGGGGTGGGGATGATAAGATCAACCTACAGAACCTACCTAGTCGTGGCCCTAACGCCAAGGCGCTCAAGAAGTGTATCGTGGCACCCGAGGGCTACAGTATAGTTGAGGCTGACTCGTCGCAGATCGAAGCGCGCATGCTCGCATGGCTGGCGGGGCAAGATGATGTGGTGCAGACCTTTGCATCCAATGGCGACGTCTACAAGAAGATGGCTTCCGCGATCTACGGCGTTGCCGAAACCGATGTAACAAAGGACCAGCGGTTTGTGGGGAAAACTACAGTGCTGGGCGCAGGGTACGGAATGGGTGGCGAAAAGTTTCAGCTGGCCCTAAAGAACTCAGGGGTGGACATAACGAAAGAAGAAGCGACCAAGATTATCGGTATCTACCGAGAAACTAACGACATGATCTCCAATATGTGGAAGCAGGCGGGTATCATGCTGCGATACATGGTGCGTGGTGACGCTATGCCATTCGGCAAAGATGGAGTTCTCGGGGTGGATACATATTCCCCCGGCATCGTGCTGCCAAACGGCCTATTGATCCGTTACGACGAGTTGGGAGAGGCCGAGAACGAGAAAGGCGGTGTCGAGTATTCCTACAAAACCCGTATGGGTCGCACCCGTATCTATGGTGGAAAGGTAGTGGAGAACGTCACGCAGGCACTTGCTAGACTTATCATCGGAGAGCAAATGCTGCAAATTAGTAAAAAGTACCGTGTAGTGTTGACAGTGCATGACAGCATTGTATGCTGTGTGCCTGACCAAGAAGCCGAAGCCTGCAAGTCCTATATTGAGCAGTGTATGCGCTGGACTCCAGCATGGGCCGCTGGCCTTCCCGTCGACTGCGAAGCTGGTATTGGCAAGAATTATGGAGAGACAGAGTGAGCAACGCAGGTGCATGGTCGTTTAGTCGGATGAAGGCGTTTGAGACGTGTCCGAAGCAGTATTACCACGTGAACGTACTCAAGCAGTTCCCATTCCAAGAGACTGAGGCGACCAGATATGGCACCGAGTTTCACAAGGCGTGTGAAGAGTATATCCGTGACGGCAAGCCACTGCCGCCGCAGTTCTCGTTCATGCAGGCCGCTATGGAGCGGCTCGCTTCTATGCCGGGGGATAAGCACTGCGAACTCAAGATGGGTCTAACCGCTGATCTTGAGCCGTGCGATTTCTTCGACAAGAACGTGTGGTTCCGCGGTATTGTTGACCTTCTAAATATTCACAACGATACCGCACGTGTAGTGGACTACAAAACTGGCAAGAGTTCAAAATACGCCGACGTAGGGCAGCTAACATTGATGGCACTATCGGTGTTTAAGCATTTTCCACAGGTGAAAAAGGTAAAGGGCGCGCTGCTCTTTACCATTGCCAACGAGATCGTGAAGCAGGACTACTCCGTCACCGACGAGGGCGTACTGTGGAAACCGTGGATAATGAAGTATTCGGCCTTGGAAAAGGCACACGAAACAAATGTATGGAACCCTAGACCATCGGGGCTATGCCGAAAGTACTGTCCTGTGGTAGAATGCGCCCATAACGGGGGTTGATTGCCATGCCATATACTAAGTCTCCTAGGCCATACAAACACGAATACCAAATGCAGAAGAAGCGTGGCGAGCACCCAGACCGCATGGAGCGGCAACGTGCTCGTCGTGCGCTAGACAAAAAAGGCGTAGATCGTACCGGTAAGGATGTTAGCCACAAAAAAGCGTTGGCCAAGGGTGGCACAAATGCAGACGGCTATAAACTAGAGAGTCCATCGAAGAACCGTAGCCGGAACGGGCATAAGCCCGGCGAGAAAAAAGGTTAGGGAGAACCCTAACAACTAGGAGAACCACATGCAGATCATCGACAATAAGGCGTTGCTTCTCAAGCTACGCAATCCAAAACAAGTCACTACAATCATACCAAAAAGCAAAGCAGTCAGTGAGAATGAAGTCGTTGTACGCTGGGGGGTGCACGAGGTGCACACACTGCGTGGGCTGAATATTAAGGTGCCGTCTCCCATAGAGAGCCGCTACGTATGGACGGGTAGATTTCAGCCCATGTCGCACCAACGTACTACCGCGGCATTTCTAACTATGAACAAGAAGGCGTTCTGCTTTAACGAAGCGGGTACGGGCAAAACCGCCAGCGCCATTTGGGCCGCAGACTTCCTAATGAAGCAGGGTATTATCAAACGCGCATCAGTTATATGCCCCATATCCATTATGGACAGTGCGTGGCCCGCAAACCTGTTTTCGTTTGCCATGCACCGGACTGTGGACATAGCGTATGGTTCGGCAGCCAAACGCAAAAAGATTATCGCCGCGCAGCCAGAGTTCCTAATTATCAACTACGATGGTGTTGAGATTGTACGTGACGACATAGCAGCTGCTGGCTACGATCTTATTATCGTGGACGAGGCAAGCCACTACAAGAATGCCCAGAGCAAGCGATGGAAGGTGCTTAACTCGCTGGTAAAGCCAGATACTTGGTTGTGGCTTATGACGGGTACACCCGCCGCGCAGGGGCCAGAGGACGCATATGGTTTAGCAAAGCTGGTCAACCCTACCGGCGTGCCAAAGTTTTTCAACGCTTGGAAAGACATGGTAATGCTCAAGATTTCGCAGTACCGCTGGAAGCCGAAGGAAAACGCCGAGTTTACAGTACATCGTGCGCTGCAGCCAGCTATACGGTTCACAAAGGATGAGTGCTTAGACCTGCCTGACATGCTCTATGTCAAACGGGATGTAGCCCTGACTAAACAGCAAGAGCTGTATTACAGTCGTCTAAAGAAGCAGATGGTAATGGAAGTTGCCGGCGAGCAGATCACGGCAGTTAACGCCGCGGTTATGATGGGTAAGCTTCTACAAATATCTGCCGGCGCAAGCTATACCGAGTCTGGCGATACGGTGCAGTTCGATATCAACAACAGATACAACGTATTGAAGGAAGTGATCGCGGAGAGCGCCCACAAGGTGTTGGTATTTGTTCCATTTAAGCATGTGATTAACATGCTATCCGCTCAACTAACCAAAGACGGTATCACAAATGCAGTCATAAACGGAGACGTAAGCGCGGGAGAGCGAACAGCGATCTTCAAACAGTTTCAACTGCAACCAGACCCACGAGTATTAGTTATCCAACCGCAAGCCGCGGCCCATGGAGTAACGCTCACCGCGGCAGATACGGTCGTGTGGTGGGCGCCAACATCTTCGCTCGAAACCTATGCACAGGCCAATGCGCGTGTGCACCGCAAGGGGCAGACCAAGAAGTGTACAGTTGTACAACTGCAGGGGTCGGGCGTGGAGCGTCGAGTGTATAGCATGCTCGACGATAAGATCGACGTACATACAAAGGTTGTCGATCTTTATAAAGATTTACTTGACTAGTGCATTAGATAGCAGTATATATCAGTTCTTAGTAGTGAAGGAGAACCACTATGGATGACGAAACAGTGGGCAATACCGCGCCCACACCAGATATGTTGACCAAGACATACATCAAAATCCGTGACAAACGGGCCGAACTTAAGGCGGCGTTCGAACAGCAAGATGAAGTTCTTGAGATGCAGATCAACGCGATCAAGGCCGAATTGCTGGACTACTGCCGTTCGCAAAATATCGACAGTGTGCGTACTGCACATGGAACGTTTTACCGTACTATGAAAACCCGCTACTGGACGAATGATTGGGAGTCTATGAACAAGTTTATCTTGGAACATGAAGTCCCGCATTTCTATGAAAAGCGGCTTAACCAGACGGTGGTAAAGCAGTTCCTCGAAGAAAACCCCGATGTACTCCCACCCGGCCTAAACGCTGACAGTGAGTATGTCATCACTGTGAGGAAGAAGTAATGACTGACAAACCTTTTGTTACCATTGAGGGTGTAGCGGAGCATTTTGTCGTATCGGTAGCGACCGTGCGTACATGGCTTCGTAATGGAACTATACCAAGGGATACATACCTTAAGGTAGGCAACACGTATAGGTTCGATCTGCCAAAGCTGGCAGCGTCCCTACTCAATGCACCGAAAACCGCTGTGCAGCTTGAGCTGAACATCAACAAAGAAACAGACAACTAAGGAGAACGAAATGAGTGATATTACCCTTTTTGGCGCTGGCAATCCTCTGGTAAACAGCGATCTGTTTAAGTCGCTGCGCGACATTAACAAAACCCTGTCCGGCGGTGTTGGCGGTGCGGGCAAACGTATTTCGATCAAGGGCAATAAGTTCCGCCTTTTTGTAGATGGTGAGCAGGTATCGGTGAGCAAGGAAGACTATCTGAATGTGGTAGTGGTCAACGCGGCACCGATTTCTCGTACCTACTATGAGGGCACCTACGATCCGAATAATACCTCTGCCACAACGTGCTGGTCTGCGGATACTCGCACCCCCGCACCGGATGTACCAGCGGACCAGAAGCAAGCCGCTCCATAGATCGAAAGAGCACCAGCCTGAACTCCAGGCACATCACGACCTCGT